TCGTCTGTATCGCTAAGTGATCTCTTAGTAAGAGTCAACTCCATATAGTAGCGGTGTGCGCCTGGAGCAGCAAAGTTATAGCTGTTCTGTGCATTATCCAAAAGTGTTTCATCATCTTCTGGAGTAACAATACTTTCTGTTACATCTAGACCGACACGATATGAAGGTGTTGCGGTATATTTGTCAAGAACGATAGATTGTGTATCACAAAGAACGAAGTGACCATTAACATAGTAAACACCACGCTCAACAGTAGCTAAAGAACCTTTACCTGTAGCTGCAGTCGTTGCAGCTTGGAAATACAATCCAGTATCAGTGTGGATAACTTCGTTATTCGCAAAAACTTTTTGTGATCCATCAGTAGATGAATTTAAATAACGAACGTATAGAGTTGAAGGATCTGTCTCTTCTGCTCTTTGTGCTACAATAACCTGTGCCTTTAATCCACTAGAACCTGTTACAACCAAACCATTTAATGAGTCAATAAATGTAGCTACAGCTACGCCATTATACATAGATTGTAGTTTAACGTAATCAGCACCTTTAGTATTGGTACTTGCAGTTTCTACAGAAACCTGTCCAGGGACAACCATCGCACCTTGTTTGAAGATATTGTCTCCATGGCGTGTGATCTGGTTTTGTAGGATTGTTTGAAGCTGCGTTAATTCACGAGCCTGTACAGCAAAAGAAGGGCGAAACAAGATTCGATAAAACTTTTTAGTCTCATCGTAGTCATCATTATACGGTTCGGTATTAAAGTCGATCATTCTTTTTTCTTCTTTATGTTAGTTACTGATATTATTTATTAGAATCTAATAACAGTTCTTAGTGTAACAGTCTGGTCTGCTGTTGGCGTAAATGCTTGTTTATTATCAATAAACAATATGTGACCAGAATATTTATCTGCTGTTGGGTTAGTGACACCAGCAGCACTGAATGTTTGAGCCAAGGAGTTTAAGAATGTTGCACCAACAGTAGGTACAGCATTATCTATAGACTGAAGCAAACAAGATGTAGTAGTCAAAGCCACAATTCTAAATCTTGGTCCAGTTAAAGAACCAAGTCTAACTTCCATATCCTGTTTAAAGTTTACAGTATTCATTGCAGCAGTAACGACGTAACATGCTGAGGCTAATGAACTCTTAAGGTTTCCATAAGATCCGAATTGACGAGGATTTTTAATAATACCAAGCTGACGGAAGTCGTTGTTTACATCAAATCCTTGGTTCTTATCTTTAGAGATGTTAGTATAGAACATCAATGTATTGGCAAACATACCAGTAATTGGATCTTTACCGTGACCACCATAAGGAGCACGGACTGCTCTAGCCTTAGCTCCATATCCAGCACCTGTTATGGTAACTTTCGCCCAGCGATAACCAGTTCCATAATCAGTAACAACTATCTTTTTAACAGCACCATTTTCAACTAATGCTCTTGCTGCTGCACCAGTTCCATCACCTTCAATAGTTACAGTCGGTGCAGCACCGTAAGCATAACCACCAGAGATAATTGGATAAGCCATAATACGACCATCTGGTGTGAGCAATTCAGTGTTCGCCTGTAGAGTGTTAATGTCACCAGGAGATAAATCTGCAGTTAAAGATGCGAGTGTACCATCACCTGTAACAGTTAAGTTAGCGTATGTATAACCAACACCACCATCATCGATCTGTACGCCATAAATTTGTCCGTTTTGTAGAATCGGAACTAACTTGGCTTCTGATTTAGTTCCAGCAAAATAACCTGTTGCGCCAGATCCACCATTAACTGGAGAGAAAGAAATAGATGGTAGTGCGGAATATCCTGAACCGTATTTAAGAGTCGCAGTACCAGTTGCTGGAGAACCAGCGTATGTCAGAACACATGTGCCATTAGTAACAGCGCCTGTAGTATGAGTAGGCACAGTAGATGCATGGGATGTACCAGCAGTTGTAACAGTGTAAAGACGTGTTGAATAATAGACCTGCTGTCCAACTGTATATGCAGTAGAATTTGTGAACAATGTACCAAATCTTACTGTTGGAACAGTAGTGTAATTATCACCAGAATTTACTATGGAAACTCTCTGAACAGCATTACCGTTCATAATCGCAGCGCCAACAAATCCAGAACCACCACCACCAATTAAAGTAACTGCTGGTGCAGAAGTATAACCAGATCCAGAAGTAGCCATTGTAATATCGTAAATGCTACCATTTAGAGCAACACCAGTAATAACCCCACCAGAAGTTATTGGAGTACCTGTTGCTCTTGAACCAATATATTTTAATGCAGCAGTTCCATTTGCTACAATACCTGATTTATGAGTTGGACCAGGTGTTGCAGTTGTTCCAGTTACAGTTGCAATATAAAGATTGTTGTTATACTCTACTGTTTGCCCAAGAAGGATACCTACGTTAGGAACCCAAGTGTTTGCTCCATTGAATGGAGGAGATATCAAACAGGTAGCGCCATTAACATATCCACTTCCAGGGTTTGTTACGTTAACGCCAGTTAACAAAAGTGGATCTGATGCTCTATATCCGTCACCAGCAACAGAAATGCTTGCTGTTGTATAGTTTTGTCCAGCATTCTCTACAACTATGTTAAGAAGTTCACCATCAGAATAAAATTGTGCTCTCAATGCGTTAACGATAGGCATGTAGACGTCAGTCAAGAATTTATTACGCAAAGCAATTGGAATACTATACAAGTATTTCCACATATATCCGTCTGGCATAATAACTGGATCTACAACAGTACCGATTGGTTTGTATGTAGAAACTGCATTGTTGTTATTGTCTAGACACTTGTAGACGTTAAATTCATCTGTTAGAACATAACAGTTGGTTTCTTCTAATTTTTGAACACCAGAGTATGCTTTACAAATAACACCTGTTGCTGCAGCACCTTCACCACCACCACCTAAAATTGTAACTGTTGGAGCAGAAGTATATCCTCTACCACGAGATGTTAAAGTTATTCCTGTAACAAATCCGTCTGTTAATTCAGCTACTGCCGCAGCACCACTACCACCACCACCACTAATAACTACAGTTGGTGTGTCTGAATAACCATAACCACCAGAGATTAAATTAATACCCTGAAGTTCATCACTATACTGATCGTCATACATATCATATACAGTGCCTGATGCCCAGTCTCTGCGTGGAATAACGAAAGCCACGTCAGTAGACTTAATTTCCTTCATTGTAATTATTTCGCTGCGTGTTTGCAACTCATAGTCAAAACTATCAATAGGCAGCGGAGGTGTGTCCGAATCTGCCCAAGAAAGAGTTTTTCCTAAGAAATAATAGTATCGTGATGTACGATTCTGAAGTTCATTATACAACCCCTCAGCGATAGAGTTGTGTAATGGCGATTTCAGTAGTGATGCCATTTAGTTTTCCAATTTTAGGATACAGTAACTTTCCAAGTGATGGCGATAGAGTCACCAGCTGCCTTACTTACAACAGGGAATGTTGTACGACACATCATAGTACCACCAGAACCACCAGCTGAAGCTGGATTAAAAATACCTGCCTCAGTGATAGAACCAGTACCTGTACCAGCTGGGAAAGTTGCAGTTGCAGTAACTTCGTTACCAGAAGTACCACCAGAAGAGAAAGAAGAAGTTGCTACACGACCAGCTTCAGAAATCAAAGCTGTTTGAGTTGCTGCTGGAGTTGTAGTACCAACACCAATAGCCATCGTGTTCATAATCTGTGTAGTACCAGCAGTCATACGCTGAGCGATGTATGCTTTACCAACAGTCATAACAAGATTTTTTACGCTACGAGTGTCTTTAATTCTTCCTTGTTCGTCAGTAACAACGATGTCTACTTGACCAGTTGCTTTAATGTCATGTTCATTAATATTCATAAAAATCTCCTATTGAGTAATTTGTTAAACGCCAGCACCTGTAAAGGTCTGGTATCCGTATCCTTGACCTGCTGCATATGGAACACCTACATATAATCCGTCATCGTGTAAGAAATAATCTCCTGCAGCATATGGATTAAGGTCTAAGACGCCAGCTTCGCCACTAGTTGGTAGTGAAACGCTGTTGTCTCCTGCGTAAGTAGCGGTTCCAACAATATAGTACTGACTATTTAGGGTCGTTGTTACGGAAATTGCTGGTACTGTTCTATTTAGGTCAGTAGCACTTGTCGCATCAGTATCTACGAGAGTAGCAGTTTCTGTATCTGTTGTAGTTCCATCATTAATAAAGTGTCCAGCACTTAGAACCTTATCACTATTAATTATTGAAAGACCAGTTCTGGTTCCAACTGCCATTGGATACGTATCTTCTGTGATAGTAGTTGTATTATCATCTAATACGTTATCATAGTTAAATGTTGTATTATAGAGTAACTTTGAAACATCTAAAACTGGAAGAGTTCTGCCCAGATCAGAAGTATATCCTGTTTCAGTAATTGTGACCGATTCATCATCAGTCGTAGTTCCATCATTAATAAAGTGACCAGCGCTCAAACCCTTAGAGAAATTGAATATCTCTGCACCTAAACGAGTGCTACTATCCGCATATGTAGATGTTAGCTCGCTCGGTGTTACATCTTGAGATTCTGCAACTCCACTATAATTTAATGTGGTGCTATCAAGAGGTTTAGTTATATTAAGATATGGGAGTGTTCTAGTTAAACTATCTGTATAACCAACTTCTGTTATTGTTACAGAGTGACCATCTGCGAAATTATCGTAGTTTAATGTG